GGAGAATTCAAATGGTCTTACATCGCAAAAGCGTGATATATTAATGCAATGTCAAATAATATAATATTCCAGAAAATCAATGCTGTTACTGAATTTCTTAGTTTTTTGTATCTTAGGTCTAACTCTGTGTCTGTGTTTATTTTCATTTTAGTTCTCCTCAAATAAGTTGTTTGCTGGTGTATCGAACTTCTTTTCCCACGCTGATATACGCTTGTTAGCAATCTCAACATAATCTTTATCTAAATCTATACCTGTATAATCATAACCAAGTTCTACACAAGCCATACCTGTTGAACCTGAACCATTAAAAGGGTCTAATACTTTACCACCTTTAGGCGTCACTAAACGAACCAAATACTTCATCAACTCTACTGGCTTGACCGTTGGGTGATTGTTGCCTACTGATTGAGTTGCGTCTTTTAATAGATTACCATCACCAAATGCTTCGCCTCTTGGTCGTTTATTTGTTTGTAATTCTTGGTGCTTTGCCGCAAATCTTTTACCATCTACATAACATCCTTTTACATCACCAAACGGTGCAGGAATATGATCCAGATTGCCTTTTTTGCCATCAAGTTTCTGTAAGCCCTGAAAGCCTGCTGATTCCAGACCTTCTGTTCTTCTGTCGTATTTAGGAATATGATCCAGGTTGTCTTTTTTATTATTACCTTGATGTTCTTGTGCTTGAACCCAACCGTCTCCGCCTGGACCGCATAATCTTTTTGGTAGATTTTCAAACCCTGCGTGTCGTTCTGCTCTGCTGACTTTCGGACAATAGAAGAACTTCTGGTAGCCTTCAACTTCACCTAATACATTAGAAGGGAAACGACCTTGCTCTTGTCCTGGAGCAGAATGTGTTTCTAAAGCACCGAACTCCCCTGCCATAGATTGTCCTTTGTGTGCTTTTTTACTGTGAGTTGTGACTGGTTGTTCATTGTTGTAAGGCACTCTTGAAGCATCTATGTTAAGAGCACCAACTCCGTGTTCTAATACATTGTCTATGCAAGAACCCTTGAACGGCTTTCTTGCCATAACGATTGGTTCGTGTGCTGGCTTTAACGCTGTCTTCCAACCACTCCATGCTTGTGCTTCTATTGATGTTGGGATGATTTCATCTTTTTTGTTGCTATATTCAGCATCTTCTCCATCATATGCAACTTTGGGTGCTGTTTTACCTTTGTTGTTGAAAGCATTTAGACCTTTTTGTGGTTTAGACTTTTCTACACCCTGTCTCTTTTGTATCGCTTTACCTATGTCTTGTGCTTTCGGAAACCCTGAACCATACAACCACATCAGTTGGTCTCTGATTTCAAATCCACACATTTCAATATTAGTTGCTAAATGATGATATGTTCTTGCCGCTGAAAAGGCAAGTAGATGACCACCTGGCTTAAGAACACGGAAACATTCTTGCCATGTCTCTAAAGCACCTGTGTCGTTATCCCAATCTTTACCTAAGAAAGCTATTCCATATGGTGGATCAGTGACAATACTATCAAATGTATTATCTTCATATGTATGTAATACATCCGTGTTATTACCTGTTATTATTTTCCAAGTCATTTGCCTGCCTTTTTATATATCCAACGTCTGCATATTGCACTCATGTGATTTGCTGTTACGTTATAGTCTTTTGCTAATTTACTGACAATACCCCAATAGTATTCCTCATCATATTGTCTTCTTATTTCTATGATTTCTTCATCTGAGAATCTACCACGTTCTGCGGCATTGCCTCGCTGTAGTGAGCCTGCATCTACAATAATGATATGGTCTGGATTACAGCAAAGTAAATTATCACATGTTCTGGTTACTCTGGTTCCAGTATATTTGGTTGGTTTGGTGCCATATTTTATTTCTGCTACAACTGAATGAACTGTTCTCATAGTTCTTTCATATCGCATCATACCGTAGCCTTGTGAATGAGTGCCCCCTTTCCATATGAGGCACTCATTTTCTTTTCTTGTATTGGCTAAGATATCGGATAAAGTCCAGTTTTTTGGTCTTCTACCGCATTTTTCTTTTCCCATTTTTGTCCTTTGTTATATACTACCTGTATGTTTGAATCTTTTACATTCATCACGGGTTAAAGAAGGATCATCAACAAAAACTGGTTGAAAATCAGCATTTATAACAAGTTTGCCTTTAGACCTTTTTGTTCTAATACCTTTGTAAATACCCCATCTTTCAGCTTCAATGATATCATACCATTTATGCTGATTACGATTGTTATTCACTATAAAAGATTCAAGAGGTTCTTGAGTTTTAACATTGACCATTTCTACTTTGAAATAATCGTCAGTCCCTTTGTTACTTGTCATTGGCCCTTGCACATCTGTAAGAACCCAATAGTTATCAAAATTACTCATCGCTATTGCCTCCTAAATGTCTTCTCATTGCTCTTGTAAAGCCAACTTCATCGCTAGATTGATGTTGAGTTTTTGTTTTAAGCATTGCTCTTAAGTTTGCCGCAATGTCTTCTTTAGGTTCTTCGTTTTTACCTTCTAATACATTTGCAATACGATTAAGATTCCAGCTAATAGACTTAAGATGATTAAATGAAGTTAGTTGTTGTTCTAACTCCTTTATTCTAAGTTTAGCACGACCTAGTTCGATATCGCCTGAGTATTCTCTATCCCAATACTCTGTGTCTTCTTTTTCTGCTTTTAAAGCCGCATATTCAAGTCTTTGTTTTAGTATATTATTCATTTGTTTTTCCTTTTTAGTTTGTTATTACTTGATTGTAATACATTAGTATTATAACATATTTATGATAAAAGAGTCAAGAGAAATATTACAACTAAACTCCATCCATAACTATTCATTTCCCTAACATCATTACCAGTAATATTAGAAGGTCTTTACAAGACCTCTTAACTCGTAATACTTTAGTTCGTAAACTCACTAAAGATATTACTCATTAAGATTAAACTCCGTTAAGACAAAACACCTAAATATATTTGAAATGATTATTGGTTATATGTAGTAGATATATGGAATAATATTATTTAATCCCTTCCATCCACGGTTCGCCAGCAAAATGCCGACAAACCTGCCGCCAGGGACTTATATTTTGCTTTCGCTTAGGATTATATGTGATATCGGGTGTGCTTATACCCTTGCCCAGGCACGTTATTTGATTTTATGTCAGCCCCGATTTACCGTATAGCCCTGCTGACGTTTTGATATCATAACCTTGTGTTGCTAACGCCAACACCAACGGTCTCATGAGATTATATTATGGATTTGCAACCTTTTCTCGTTTTTCAAGGAGACTATGTAGGCTGTAATATTAGTTTTTTGGGGAGTTTTTTTATTAGTTGTAGTAGTAATATAACATAAAAAAAGGGTTGAGTCAACCCTTTTTCTGCTTTTTTGATGGTCTTCGGCGTTTGCCGTTGACTTTTGGTCTACTATCACGTTTCTTAAAGAACCCGTCTTTACGTAATAATTCGTCAGCCGCTTTGCTTAATTCTTTAGTCATTACTCTGTGTCCTCTTTATCCCAGTTGTCAAGTTTTTGCAATATTTCTTTAAGAGAAATAAGAGGTCTATCTGATGTTAGTTGTTTTTTATGAAATCCATCAGTTCGGTATACATAATAGTGACATTCGTGTCGAAACTCTTTTGATAGATATATTTCACGTTCTTCTTCATAGTATGGGTCAACAAAAAACTTAGGTTGTGCGTATTCAAATCCGTTAGCTACCAAACTTCTCATAACACTTTCAGTAAACAGTGTTTTACCCATCAAGTTAGTGCCTGCTATGTCATATTTGTCAATAAGTATTTTCATAACTTTACTTCCAATACCAAGACCTCTGTATTTTGGTTCTATCCATCGTGTATCTAAAAATCTACTTAGAATATTACCGTCTTCGTCCGTAATCCATGGTGAAATAACCATACCTACTTTTTTACCATCTACTTTGATAAAAAAAGCTACACCATCTTTGATATCTTTTAATCCGGTTGCAATTCTTTCTTTTGAACTTAATCCCTGTGATTTAGTGTTTCCTGCATATTCTTTAGAAAACTGTTTGTTCCAATTAGATAGTAATCGTGCGTGAGCCTCACTAGGGAATACATCTTCTACTGTTACATTCATAATCTTTTGTCCTTTAGTTGTCATTATGTAAACATTGTAACACGATTCGCTATATTGTCAAGTTTTTAGCCAAGAAAAAACCCTTGCAGACGGGAGTCATACAAGGGCTTTAACTACAACTAAAGGATATACATATTCATGTATCAATACATACTCATGTATTATAAAAGTTAGTTGTCTGACAGGACAATACTCACTTTCATGTATTTATAATAACACCTTTTGATTCGATTGTCAAGTCTTTTTTAAAAAAAATCCCTGTCCGTAATGGCGGTAACGAACAGGGATCCTAGTCTTCAGGAGAACAAAATGTTTAGAACATTTTGTTTGAAGTAGTAACAATTATGTCAATATAAGCAATTTATACATTAGAAGTGTAACTACTTTGTATACCATGTCATTGAAATACAAAAGGAGTATAATTGTTACTATATATATTTATATCACATAAAGGCGATGGCGTCAAGTGTTTTCGCAACTTTTTTTACACTTTTATTAAAATCTTCTGGTAGATTGATTTCCCACATATTTTGTCTTGGACTTGTTGTTGTTCTTAAAATAGATCCTTCTGGTATGTATCTCATGTTACACGTATGGTCTACTAAGATAAGTCCTCCGCTACCTTTTAATCTTTTGTCTCTTTGTTTGCGCCATTTAAGTTTTTTGTATCGTGCTTCGTCTAATATTGTATAAGTCACTTTAATTATCCACTTCGTCAAAACTATCCCATAATTCAGCCATCTCATCTACGAGATGTGCATATAATCTTTGTCTTCTTCTGTCTAGTGTTCTAAACAAAACAATAAATTCATGTAAATCATGAATGTCGATTAGTCCAATGCTCTTGTGTTGGGCGAGCATCATGTCAAGTTTCATCAACACATAACTGTGTTTCATTTCCGCTTGTCTATCCCATTTTTTAGACTCTAAGTCCCAGTAATTTTTTAAATTCACTATTCTTACCATTTTACTCGATTTGACCAATACGCACCTGACATTTTGCCTTTAGCAATATTCTTGGCGTGTCTTGCTCTAAAAGCCGCTCTTTTTTCTGCGCCTTGTTTTGTTTTTACTTTACCAAAACCTTTCACACCTTGCTGACCAAAGCGAATAAGTTTTATTTTATTACCATCTTTAGCCAGAACAACGTGTGATTTAGTTTTGTGGTTAGGAGTTTTCTTTGGTTTGTTATAACCAGATAACCCATAACGTGATAATCTAGGATCTTTAGCCATTAGCTTGATGCAATGTTATCTGCTGGTGAATGTGCTTTCTTCCAGTTTGAACCATCATAAAAAGCTAAACATTTAGCACCTGCGTTACCATCTGAGATATACGCCATAGCACCTTCGTCAATAGCACCTGCACCCGCAAGTGTATTTGCTACTGATGTAGTTAATATTGTATTCACAAAACCATTAACCGCTGTTAACTTTGCGTTTGCTGTAATTGTATCTGTATTAGCATTACCTAATACTGTATTACCGTCAACTGTTAAGTTGTATTTTACTTGTAGATTATCATCTACTATAACATCACCGCCATCGTTTGATATAACACCTGTAATAATAACAGCATCATCAATTTTTAATGTGCCGCCAGTTGTAAGCGTTCCGTTGCCGTTTGGATTAATTGTAACTGTGTCACCTTGTAAACTTAGTGTAGTAGTTCTAACATCCGTGCTTCCTGATCCACGACCTGTTGCTGATGTTTCTAATAACATCTTTGCACCACACGCCGTTGCACTTTGATTTTCTGTAGTTTCAAATTTGATTCCGGCTTGTGAGTGAAAAGGAGTAGTTCCTGAACCATCAATAGTTCCAGAACCGAGAAGACTCAATATTCTTTTACCACTAGTCAAAGCGGCTGGTGAAGCTGTTGTCCCGCCTGAAATTGTAGATGAAAGTCCTGGATTTGTGAATCCCTGTGAAACAGGTTTACTACTTGTTCCTTCATTTTCTTTTAGTTCTATTTGTGCCCAAGCTGTGTCGCCTGCGTTTACATTGAACCCGTGTTGTGCGTAACCGGCACTTACTGCATCGCCAATTACTGTTGTTTTATCTGCCGCACTGCCTGTTACAGTTACTTTGTCAATACTTAAATTGATATCTGTATCTGTGGAACTGTGAGACAACCCTAATGCAGTAAAGTTACCGTCTAACTCATCATGAGCGAGTGCGGATCCTTTTCCTGCTCTTGTTGTTATTTTTGCCATCGTTTTCTCCTATTATGGTAACAATTTTATTTTATAGTTGCCGCCTGAAAAAAGGCCACCTGTTTTTAATCTAATTCCCCAATCTGTCCATGCAAGAAATGCCACCTCTTGCTGTGCGGAACTTGTATACGCGGTTCTTTCTACATCTAACCATCTACCTGATAAGTTTGTTTGACTATCTTGGTGATGAATTTCAGCTTTTTGTCTTACTTCAAAATTTGTTGAATTTAGACCTTGGAATTGATGAACACCATTTGTATTAGTTGTGTAGTTATTACCTGCTACATTGTAAAATCTAACATAAGTTTCAAATCTAACTTCTGGTTCAAAACCTGATGTAATCGCACCCGGAGGAGTTACAGTTACTAGTTGTTGTTCAATATCAAATCCTTGACTATCTCTAAGAAGAAATTTAATTTCTTGATACTCTGGGTCAAGATACGTTCTAATATGATTAGGATTATTATAAGGTGCAGTTTGTATTTGGACATCTGGGCTACCACTTGGAAGATTGTCAATACGTGTTAGTGTTGGCATACTACCAGTTGTGCTAATAGCTCCTCCGGGTGTTATTTTGTAAATTGAAAAGAAATTAGTTTGTCCTGATAGATATGTCCATAATTGTAGTCCACTTAAATAAGTAAAGTTTAAAGTTCCTTGTCCTATTTGTGTTTCTGTTCCAGTATACGTTCTACGATGTAATGTAAAATTGGCAGTATGTGAGATTCCATGCTCTGGAATATTATTAGCAGTCTCATTTACACCTGTAACATGCAACCCTTCTATGATATTATGTATATCTTGTTTTAATTGGAAACCAGTATCAGTTACATTTAAAGTTGCACCTAATGGTGTAAATAATGTTCCACCTGTAAATTGTAATCTATATAAACTTGGTCCGCCATCGATTGCTGTATCTGTAATCGTAATCGCTCTATCAGGCGTATAATTCATATTTTCACTTAATTGTTTTGATGTAAGATTAACAAGATTGCCGTTAATATTTCGCTGTGCCGCAAATTGTTCTTGCGCCTCCTCAGTTGATAATGCAAAACGTCCTCTTATATCAACACCTACAAAATCTTCATCTCTAACAAAATATTGTTTATTTTGATTTGATGTTCCTAAAACAAATTCTGCTGTAGCTTGTCCATCAACAGTTCCAACGTTATCAACTGCATTTGCATGTATTACTGTTGTTCCATTTATTGTTCTTCTTTGGTCGTATATAATTGTAAAATCTGCATTACCGTCTGTTACTGGTGTAAATTTAGTATTTTGAATTGCCGCATTGACTTGTGCTTTTGTTCCTGTATATGCAACTAAACTAGAACTTACATAATTAGTTACTACGTAATTAGGATCTACATATGCTTCAAATGATCCTACTGTAGCGGGATTCATTGTAATAGTAACTGTGTATTCTGCATTAAATAAATCACCCGCACCATCTAACACTGGTGTTAAATGTGAGAATATTCTTTGGTCTTGAATATCTTCTGCATATTGCATTAGAGGCCAACTTGCTAGATATTCTGGTGAATCTGTTGCAGAATTAAACCTTGAAATTGGTGGGTTAAAGTTAATTATTAAAGTTGTATCTGCTACTCTTTCTATTGATCCTTCTATCCAGAAACCACCATTCGTTGCAGGAGATCCAGTTAAATCTGGTGTATTTGGTCTAAACTTTAAAGTAGCTAAAGCAGTGTTTACTTCTGTTTTTGGCCCTGTAATGATAAGTGGGTCTGCGACCGTTCCTGTTCCTGTAACAGTTGTTTGAGGAATAACAGTAGCATCAGAACTTGTTCCCCATGTTAAACTATTAAAAGGTTGTGACGCAGAACCATCCCAATATTTTGAACGAATAGTAGCTTTGTAATTTGTTTCAAAATAGTTTGCTGAATATCCGTTTGTAGTAGTGTATTCTTTATTTTCATCTAACTTTTCTGTAATTTCAAGTGTGCTATCAAAGTTAAAAACAAAATCTTCTGGCCATTCAAACAACGGAGTTGACAGTGAAAAATCTGCATTTATTGTTGGGTTACTAAATGTCGTTCTGTGCGATGGCGTAAAGTCTAATAAAACTCCTCCATCTAAATTACGTGTTATTTTATATTCTACAAAAAAATCTGTGGTTCCCGTATACAAAGGGTCTGGAACCATTTTCATATTAGCTAAATTTTGATTAATTGCATTTTTTGTTCCTACCATAGTGTAGGTTGTTCCCAGACCAGTATTACTAGTTAACGTGTCTCTATTTGTAGAAAGCAATTTAGCAGATGTAAATGTTCCTCCATTAACATTAATTAGTTTAGCCTCTACTGTATATTCTGAATTAAATGCAACAGAATCCGAATTATCTACTGCCGTATCTGTTATTAAAAGATTTGAGTCATATTTTGTTGATTCATTATTTGCCCAACTAAATGTTTGTGGAGTAGAAGTAAAGTCTGGTAATGCAATAGCAGACATTGAGAATGAACCAGTGTCTTGTGTTTGATGTGTTAAATCACCACTTGTTCTGTCTACTGTATAGTTAATTGTAAAACTACTATCAAAGTCTGGTGCAGGGACAAAGAAAAGATTTTGTAATGCTGTGTTAACAAAATCACGTGCACCACTTAATTTAAAGCCGCCTGTTGCCGCACGAAAGAACCCTGCGTTTCCATTTCTTCCTAATACACCTTGTGTTGTTGAGTTTATTGTAAACACAACATCAAAATCATCATTATGTTGGTGTGTGATTTGTGGGACAATACCTTGATTGAAATCATATGTTTGGTCTTCTGTGTAAGTGTGTGAAGTAGCAAGGTTTGTAACTTCTGCAATATCTTGTCCAGTAACTGCAACTGTTTGTTGTGTTGCTGAATAAGTTGTTCCTAATGTTGGATTTCTAAATGTAAAATCAACAGTCATGTTGAAAGAACTATTAAAGTCTGTTACTGGAGTAAATTCTAAATTTCTTAATGCCGCTTTTAGTCTTGTTAAACTTGCATCTGTTATAGTTAACACACCAGAACTAAAAGATTGCGAATCTACTGTTGTGCCGTTTCCAACAACAAAGGCAGATGTGCCACTTGTTCCAGTCGAATCTAATGTTATGATTGCTTTATATTCTGTAACATCTGGTTGAATGTTTGTAATTGATAAATTACCAAAGTCCCATGGGACTGAAGTTTGGTCTTCTATGTAATGAACATCTGGTATATTTGTAACACTGATTAAAGCATCTGAGAAATAAACTGTTTTAGTGTATTCAGAACCAACGACACCATCTGAAATTGTCAAATACATATCAAATGTTGTTTGATTGCCTGCACCGTAATATCTAACGTTGTCTAAAAATGCTTGTGCTTCCGCAACTGATCCTGTAAAGTCAAAACGCCCATCTGAAAAATTTCTTGTTGCTGGCTTTTTATCACCAATAAAAATATTATCATCGTCTGTAAATACTCCAAATGTGCCGCTAAAAATAGTATTGCCAGTTCCAAAATATCTAAATGCACATTTTACTCTAACGTTTTCTGTATCACTTCCGTGTGATATTGTTCCTAAATTAACTAGACCTCCTGCTACTGTGTCATGTGCAGTAGAGTTTAAATCTTCTGTTGGTGGGACAACTGAAAAGAAAGGTCTTTGATTTCCTGTAGTTGGTTCTGTTGGGTCAAACGTAACCACATTAGAAGAAACTACACTTGCACCATTATAAACTTTTAATGAGAATACAGTATTACCTATTGCTGGCGGTTCTTCATCTGCAAATCCTGATGCTGTTGTTTGATTGGCTTTTAATGCTACAGTTTGAAACCCGCTTGGATTTGTTGTTGCATTATACGGTCTTGATTGTGGCTTGTCTGCTGGAAAAAATGATAGTGTATCTAAAACAGCATCTACATGGTCTCTTTGTCCTTCACATACCCATTGTGATTGGTCTTCGTGATATACTGCTACGGCTGTTCCTGAACTTGGTGTAGATAAATGACCTGTGTTATCCCAATTACCACTTGAGTGTGTGATTATTACTTTTACTATGTCTGTTGCGTTACTGAATACGCTGGAGTGTGCCGTTGCAATCTCTGATGATCCGTATCCGAAACTTGTCTCCTGAAAGGGAGTGTATGTTACTGTTTTACCTAAAGCCATTTATTTTTCTCCGTTATACGGTGTTTGCCCATATTCTAGTATATTTATCCGGGTCATGTTTCTGTGCTGTAACCGAATAAATACCGTCTTCCGACTCCTCGATTGCTATTACACGATAGTTTCCATACAATGTTCCTGAATAAGTGTTCCAAACTGCATCGTTGGCAAAATCTGCATTATATGTTATTGCTCCACCGCTTGTGTTTACTGTTTCTGAATTACTTGTTGAAATAGTAGCAGTAGTTCCAGAAACTGTTCCTGTTTTTACAAAACCCAGTGAATCTGTTATTGCTATTGAACCTGAGCCTGCATCTCTATCAAGTGTCACTGTTCCGTTACCATTGTCTGTAGCTACACGTCCACCTTTTGATGATGTATCTACTCTTAAAGTGTCATTTAATAAAATCAAATCACCTGGTAGAACATCGAAATGATCCCAACCTGCAATGTAAGTAACTATCTCTGAACTTGCCGCTTCTGTTTCATATAACCAAGCACCATACCATAATGCTTGTTGTTTGTTTGTGCATCCTGTTAATTCTACATTTGTTTCTCGTCTGCCATATGTAGCAATGCTTGAATTGTTTATATATTGAACTTCTTCTACCTTGTAGAAGTTGTCTGGATTATTAAATTTAACGTTGATAACGTTGAATATGTTTTCTATTGAACCTGATTGATAAGTCACCTCAGCCGCGTTTGTTTGATTAACTAGTTTCTTAATTATTGGTGTGTTTCCACCCCAACCACTGTAAGCGGCACCATCGAATATTAATCTTGGATTACCATTTAAATAAACAAATTTTGCAAACATTGTATCTGCAATTTTTTGTAGTGCTTCATACTTTGATTCTCCACCATAGAATACACCGTTAAATCTTGCGGCTCTTTGATGTGCAACGCCTGATGGTTGTTGTTGGCACCATACTGATGCGTTGTAAATATCACTATATAATCCTACATTTGTTTTTGCATCATATTTTTGCTGTGCATTTAATTTGATATCATCCCCTAATCCATATGTAGTATTTGTTAGATAGTCAAAAAAGACCCATGCTGGGTTACTTGACCATCCTTTATTGCTTGTGCTACTTGTATAATTTG